TAGCGTCAACTGATAAGTTGGAAAAGAAAGAATACGGTGCAGTCGAAGAACTGATTAAAAATGCTGTACAGATCGGCTTGGCTAAAGAGCTGGGCACAAACTATTGGGAAGACCCTGCGGCAAGACTCCAACGCATCATGGAGAAAAAAGGTGGTACCAGCACTGGTTGGACTACAGTAGATCATCATTTGTATGGTGGATTTAACCGAGGCGAATTGAATATCTTTGCTGGTGGATCAGGTGCAGGCAAAAGTTTGTTCTTACAAAACTTGGCATTGAATTGGGTCGAAAAAGGCTACAACGTGCTATACGTTAGTCTGGAACTTAGCGAAGACTTGTGTGGGATGCGACTAGACAGCATGCTTACTGGTTATAGTACCAAAGAACTTTTCAAGAACATGGACGATGTGTCTCTTAAAATTGCCATGAAAAGTAAAAAGTCGGGTAAGCTACAGCTAGTCCAACTTCCGAACGGCATTAACGTAAATGATCTCAAGGCATACATCAAAGAATACCAAATTCAGAACAATATTACAGTAGACTGTGTATTGCTGGACTATTTGGATTTGATGAACCCAGCAAAAGTAAAAATTAGCAGCGACAACATTTCGCAAAAAGACAAGCACGTATCAGAAGAATTGCGTAATTTTGCAATGGAAGGCGACTATTTGTTTGCCACTGCTTCACAGCTTAATCGTGGCGCAGTCGACGAAGTTGAATTCGATCACAGTCACATTGCAGGTGGTCTAAGCAAGATTCAAACTGCCGACAACGTAGTGGGTATTTTCAGTAGTCGCGCAATGCGTGAGCGAGGCAGGGTGCAAATTCAGTTTATGAAAACACGTTCTAGTTCTGGTGTCGGTAACAAAGTTGACTTGGGATTTGACGTGGATAGTTTACGTATTCGTGATTTAGAAGACGACGAAGACGATGCGGAAACACATACAGGAAATGGCTTATATGCTGCACTCAGTAAAACTGATGGCGCGAAGGAAACTACTTCAAAGCCCACCCCACAATCTACGGTTACCAATGGCGATACATTGAAAGCTATGCTACGCCGCACTGAATGATTAGTTAATAAATACCATTAGAAAAAGGACTCCAAAATGGCCAAACGCACCCGCAGTATATTAGAGGAACTTAGTCGCATGGATATCCATAAAGACAAAGAGTATTTCATTGAAAGCAAGGCCGCTAATATTATTGCTGGGACTGAAAACCTGTTACATTTGATTAGCGAAACATATGACGAAGAGACCGCTCAGGACTTGACAAAACGTCTATTAAATGCTATACGTACACAAGATGCCAAAAAATTTGAACGAGGTATCCGTCGCGTAAACGAGAATCGAAACAAGAAATAGGAAGTGTTGCATGAAGGTTGAAGATATTGTCAGTGATGGCACTGCACGTACTAAGACGCGAAATGTCCGCAACCAACGTAAAACGAGCGCAGGGTTCACTAAATTAAAAGAACATGGCATGGAAGGTGTTGGGTCAATTCACGTCAGTGAAATTGCGCCTACATTGGCTAGACTTGAAAAGGACTTGGGCGTTGATTTGCAAAACAACGTACTGGGATCAGTTGGCAAAAAAAAGTTTAGCGGCGACATTGACGTGGCCATGATGATTCCTGATGATGAGATTGCAGAATTTATTAAAAAGGTCAGTACCAGTGACATCGTAGAACTTGCCCGACGAGGACCATTGGTGGTCATTTCCCGTGTTAAAATTCAAAACTATGATCCTACATTGGTAACTGACAACACCCGCACAGGGTATGTGCAGGTTGATTTTATGATTGACCAAGACCCTGCATGGCTCAAAACATTTTACCATAGCCCTACAGAGACTGAGAGCAACTATAAAGGCGCACACCGGAACATTGTGCTGGGTGCCCTCACTAAACACGTTGACCCTATTTCCAGCAAAGAAAAGACCATTGACGGTCGTCCACTTGAAATTGAGCGATTTATGTTCAGTAGCAAGAAAGGGCTTGTCCGTGTTATTCGTAAGCCTGTCCCCAAAAAGAATGGAGACGGGTATACCAAGGCATGGACAAACACGGTCATTGCTGGTCCATGGAAAACAGGCGACGAAATCGCCGCAAAACTAAATCTTGGAACAGCCGCAGATTTGAACAGTTTCGAAACTGTATTTGCTGCCATTAAACAAAATCTTGGAATTAAAATTGCATCCAAAGTCGCCAATGACTTGTCAAATGACAAATGGATACAAAATGCAGGTCTGCCAGATGAGGCTAAAGAATATCTATGACCCATATAGCAAATATGCCTAAAAAAGGGCGAGACCTTAATCACCTTGAGGATTATGTGTTTTTCTATGGCAGTCATGGCACAAAAGAGGCCATTGATATTCTGATGGATATGACCAGTGGCACACATGATATTAGTATTAAGTGGGACGGAAAAGTCGCATTGTTCTATGGGCGAGACGCAAGCGGGGTGTTTCAAATGGGAACACGTGGCAACTGGGCAAAAGATATGCCAGCGACAAGCGCACAGGGCATGCATGACTATATCATGCAAACAGGTAAGGGTGAAAGCTTTCGTCCTGCAATGGCCCGCGATCTACAAATACTTTTTCCATACTTGGAAGGGTCCGTGCCACTGGATTTTTCGGGCTTTGTCATGGGTGATTTATTATTCTCGCCATGTATGTCCCCCGCACTCAGAACGGCAAATGGTATTGAGTTCACGCCCAACCAAGTCACGTACACTGTTAATACACATTCCCTTATTGGCGATCAAATTAACAACGCGGTCTGTGGGATGGCGTTGCATGTACAATTTCCAGAGTGGAAATCCACTAAAAGTATTCCGCTCGACAACGCAACAGTACAGGCGCTACACACAACTGATGTCTACGTGACTGGGCAGAATTATTCGCCTGTCCGTCCACGGGTAGGATTATGCGTATTATACCAATTAAAAGCATTGGCGGCAAAGAATAACCAATTACTTGACGCTCTAATAGCAAAACGATTGGGATTGAGTGATGTTTCTGACATCATTTACACATTTAATAACCAAACGATGCGATCAGGTGGGAATGTACTGTCTCCCGCTGTATTTTTCGAATGGTTATCACGTTCTAAGATAAGTAATAGCAAGCAGGCTAAACTATTGGACATGGGTCAAAACGAGCACCAGTCTTTTTCTGCAATGTTTGAACTATTCAACGCAGTGGCCGCAATAAAGAATGATATAATCTCACAGCTAGAAGCTGGTGAGACTGATATCAAGACATCAACGAATGGTGTACGAGGAGGCGAAGGCTACGTGAGCTTGAAGCACAAGGTTAAACTTGTACCAAGAACTACATGGCGTCCTCAGTAGACAGAATAGAAAGATCACAATGACATTAAACCTTTCCCTTATAACAGATTTCACCGAGAGTGCACAATACCGCAGCAAACAAGCTTTTAGCCAAACAAATGCCCGTATTGTATGCGACCATGCCTTCATGGATATGATTGCTATTTGGATCATGTATAACGAATTTGAAACTGCCCCCATCGCCCGATCATACGCAGAAAAAACAGCAACCTACGGTCGTTTTACAAATTTCCGTCAGGCCAGCACCGATCTGTACCTCAATTTGCATGTTATAACTGAGCGGAAAAGCGGCTTACTTGGTTCTAATGCAGATGCCACCTTATTGGATAGGGTACAACTTGATGTCAGGAATGTTGTCCGCTACTTACGTAATGCAAGCGGTAACAAATTAACACAATCTTATGTTCGTCAGACCTTGCAGCGCATGGAACATGCATTGCACATTGAAAACTCAAATTATCGTTCGGTCCGCCGTCTAGCGCAAAGCTGGCCAACATTAAATACTGGACAAAAGCGCACAGTATTGACACGTATGGTTTATTTTTATAAGATGAATGCACGTCGTAGTGAAATAGGTAGTTACATCACCGCGCTGGCAAAGTCCAAGAACTTAATTGATCCTAGCGCCAAAAGCCCAGAAATCAGTAAACTTAAAAAGGCTGCAATAATTGGTGCAGCGGGTGTCGCAGGCTTTGCTACCGGATATCAAATAGGAAAAAGTCTAATATGACCTTTCGCGTCACCGCGCAAACATTGGTTGA